CTGGCGCAAGCGCACCACCGTCAGCCGCACGGCCGCTATCGAGCAGCCCCTGCCCGCTGCCCTCGTCGCCACCTTCGGCCGCCCGCAGCCGCCTGCGCTGCGCTCGGTCGCCGGCGCCCGGCTCGCCCAGCGTAACGCTCGCCGCGGCCGCGCAGCGGTGCTGGCGGATGCGATCGCGAAGCTGAGGGCGCAGGCGTGAACCGCTCCCTCGGCCCGCTCGAAGCCGCCTTCGCCTCCATCTTCGGCTACCGCGCCGCCGCCACCCGCGAACCGGTCGAGCCCGGCGAGTTCGACGAACCCGATCCGGAGACCGTCGAGCGCGTGCGCCGCGAGCTCGAGGACATGCGGCGTCGCCAGAACGAGCACAGCCCGCTGTCGCCGTTCGGCAAGCGCCCGGGAGTCGAGCTGTGAGGCGCGGCGACGTGGGTGTCCCGTACCGCGCGCGACAGGCGGAGTCGGCGCTGTGGGCCTGCGTCGGCTTCGTCGCCGGCATGGTCGCCACCGGCTTCTTCCTCTACAGCCTCGCGAACGGCGGTGGCGCATGAGCGGCCTGGCCTTCCTCTCCATCGAGCGCGTGCCGCTGGGCCGCGAGCCGCGACAGCCGCCGAGCAACGACGAGCGCGTGCGCGCTTTCCGCGCCTTCGCTCCGGTTGTCCACGCCAACACCCGCTTCCGCTTTCCCCGCTCCGCGCACGAACGCTACGCCGCCGAGGCCTGCGCCGACGCGGAACCCTCCTCCGACGACATGAGGCCCGACGCATGAACACCCGACTGGACACGCTGTGCCTGGCGCTCATGCGCGCCAAGGAAGATGAAGAAGCCGCCCGCACGGCGCGCATCGCGATCGAGAACGAGATCGTGCAGCTCGTCGAGCCGAAGGAAGAAGGCTCGGTGACGACCGCGGGCAGCCAGTTCAAGGCGTCCGTGACGTTCGGCATCAATCGCACGATCGATCGCGCCGTCCTCGACACGCTGCGCGACCAGGTGCCCGCCGCGCTGTTCTTCCGCGCCTTCGACTACCGCCCGGCGATCGACACCGCCGGCCTGCGCTACCTGCGCAACAACGAGCCGGACGTCTACGCCCAGCTCGCGCAGGCCATCACCGCCAAGCCGGCGAAGCCGTCGGTGAAGGTCGAGCCGATCGCCGAAGAGCGTCGGCGCGCGGCGTGAACGCGCTGCTCTGCATCGCCCTCGTCTGCCTCGTCGGCGCGCTCTGCGCCGGCCGGGTACGCCCCAGCACCAGGAACTGAACATGGCCATCTCCCTCGCATCCATTTCCCGCACCGCACGCAACAGCGCCCCGCCGCGCGTCGTCATCCACGGCGCGCAGAAGATCGGCAAGACCACCTTCGCCGCCGGCGCCTACAACCCGATCTTCCTCCCGCTCGAAGACGGCCTCTCCGGCATCGACGACGTCGCGGCGTTCAACGGCGGCGCGCCGCTGCGCACCTTCGAGGAGTTCGACCAGGCGCTCGACGTGCTGCTCAACGACGAGCACGACTTCGGTACCGCGGTCGTCGACTCCACCGACTGGCTGGAGCCGCTGATCTGGGACTTCGTCTGCCGCAAGAACAACTGGGCGTCGATCGAGCAGCCTGGCTTCGGCAAGGGCTACGTGGAGGCGAACGTCGTCTGGCGCGCCACGCTCGACAAGCTCAACCGCCTGCGCACCGTGCGCGGCATGGCGATCATCCTGATCGCGCACAGCGCGGTGAAGCGCTTCGAGGCGCCCGACACCGAGGCCTTCGACCGCTACGAGCTGAAGATGCAGAAGGGCGCGCTCGGCCTGATCGTCGAGTGGGCCGACGCGATCCTCTTCGCCCAGGAAGAAACGGCGATCAAGAAGGAGGCGAACGGCCAGAACATCCGCGCCCGCGGCGTGTCGACCGGCCGCCGCATCGTCAACACGAACGCGAAGCCCAGCTTCATCGCCGGCAACCGCTATGGCCTGCCGGACGTGCTGCCCCTCGACTGGAACGCCTTCGCCGACGCGCTGTCGCCGGCATCGGAAGCGCGCGCCGCCTGATCACGGGCGCCAATCCGGCGCCCTCCCCTCCCGCTGTACCCGCACCACCCCCTCCGCAACGAGAACACGCACATGGCACTGCTCACCAACCTCTACAACCCCGACGCCGAGGCGCAGCCGGACTTCAGCCCGATTCCGACCGGCGAGTACCTCGCGCAGATCGTCGACAGCGACATGAAGCCGACGAAGAACAACACCGGCGAATACCTTGAGCTCGCCTACGAGATCGTCGACGGCGACTACAAGGGCCGCCGCGTTTGGGTGCGCCTCAACCTCGTCAACGCCAATCCGCAGGCGGTCGAGATCGCCAACCGCGACTTCGCGGCCATCCGCCAGGCCACCGGCGTGCTGAACCCGCGCGATTCGGCTGACCTGCACCGCAAGCCGCACGTGATCCGCGTCGAGTTCATCCAGGCCGGCGAGACGCGCGGCAAGCGCACCTTCGACCGCGACACCAACGAGGTCCGCGCGTTCAAGGCCGCCGAGGGTGGCGCGGGAAACGCGTCGGGGGCGTCCGCATCGACGACGCAGACGTCCCGTTCTAACGCGGCGCCGTGGAAGCGCAACGCCGCCTGATCTACGTGGGCTGAGCACCGCAGCCGGAGCGGCCTGAACACCCGCTCCGCTCTCCTGGGCCGTGCCGGCGGCCTGACGCGTGCACCGGTGTTGTTTTCAGGGCGGCGGGCCTCCCCTCTCGCCGCCCTCTTTCCCCCTCGCATCCGAACCCGAATTCATGGCCAGCCTGCCCGCCTCCGTGACCGTCAGCCCGCTCGTCAGCGCGATCTATGCGCACTGGGAGAACCAGCCGCAGCGCCCGCGCGCGTACCTCGGCGGCAGCGTCATCGGGCGCGAGTGCGAACGGCAGCTCTGGTACTCCTTCCGCTGGTGCGGCACCGGTGCGCGCGAGTTCGACGGCCGCATGCTGCGCCTGTTCGACCGCGGCCATCGCGAGGAGCCGACGTTCGTTGCCGAGCTGCGCGGCATCGGCTGCGAAGTGCACGACGTCGATCCGTCGACCGGCCAGCAATTCCGTTTCAAGGCGCTCGGCGGCCATGCCGCGGGCGGCATCGATGGCGTCGCGCTCGGTCTGCCCGAAGCGCCCAAGACGTGGCACCTGCTGGAGTTCAAGACGCACAGCGCCAAGAGCTTCGCCGAACTGGCGCGCAAGGGCGTCGCCGCGGCCAAGCCCGAGCACTGGGCGCAGATGCAGATCTACATGCGCTGGGCCGATCTCGACCGCGCGCAGTACCTCGCCGTGAACAAGGACACGGATGAGCTGTATGCCGAGCGCATCCACGCGGACAAGGACGCTGGCGCGCGCCTGGAGGAGAAGGCTGAGCGCATCATCTTCGCCGCCGAGCCGCTCCCGCGCATCAGCGACGACGCGGCCCACTACCGCTGCAAGCTGTGCCCGGCGGCGTCGATCTGCCACACCGTCAAGCTGCCGGCGCCGAACTGCCGCAACTGCCTGCACGCGACGCCCGAGCGCGACGGCGACGGGCGCTGGAGCTGCGCACGGCATGGCGTCGACCTGCCGACCGACGTCCAGGCCGAAGGCTGCCAGCAGCACCGCTATATCCCCGCGCTGCTCGCACGCTGGGGTGAAGCCGTGGACGCGTCCGAGGCGGAGGAATGGGTCGAGTACCGCATGGCGGACGGGCGCACCTTCCGTAACGGCGCCTGGGGCGTCGAGAGCTTCACGTCGGCCGAGCTGTTCGCCGCGAACCCCGCGCTGCTGCACCACCCCGACTTCGTGCGCCTGCGCCGCGATACCGGCGCGCGCTTTACGTCGGGCGAGTTCGGGGAGGCGGCGTGATGCAACTCCGCCCCTACCAGCAGTCCGCCCTCGAAGCGCTCTGGGCGTACCTCCGCGGCGCCGACGGCAATCCCGCGCTCGTGCTGCCGACCGGCGCGGGCAAGAGCCCGCTCATGGGCGCCATAGCCCGCGAGGCGACGGAGACCTGGTCGGGCCGCGTCGGCATCCTCGCCCACGTGCAGGAGCTCGTGCAGCAGAACGAGGCCAAGCTGCGCGCCATCTCGCCGAGCGCCGACGTCGGCGTGTACGCGGCCGGCCTGCGCCGGCGCGACCGCTTCAACAAGATCCTCGTGATGCAGATCCAGTCGGTCGCCAAGCGCGCGCATGCGCTTGGTCACTTCGACCTGCTGCTGATCGACGAGGCCCACCGCATCCCGCTGAAGGGGGACGGCCAGTACCTGCAGTTCATCCGCGACTGTCGAAAGATCAACCAGGACCTCCGCGTCGTCGGCCTCACGGCGACGCCGTACCGACTGCAGGGCGCCGCGGTGCCGGTGTGCGGCCCCGACGCCGTGCTGACCGAGATCGCCTACGAGGCGCGCATCCCAGACCTGATTCGCGAAGGCTACCTGTCGCGGCTCGTCAGCCGCGGCGGCGAGCTGCCAAACCTGCAGGGCGTTCATACGCGTGGCGGCGAGTACGTCGAGAGCGAGCTCGCCGCGCGCATGGACGACGCCGGCCTGATCGCACGCACCTGCGACGACCTGTGCGCCCGCGCGGCCGACCGGCGCGCGTGGATCGTGTTCTGCGTAAACGTGAGCCACGCCGAGCACGTGCGCGATGCGCTGGCGAGCCGCGGCATTGCCGCGGGGCTCGTCCATGCGGGTACGCCGCGCACCGAGCGCGACAGCCAGATCGCTGCCTTCCAGGCGGGGCGCCTGCGCGCGATGGTCAACGTCAACGTGCTGTCCGAGGGCTTCGACGCGCCGCACATCGACTGCGTCGCCATGCTGCGCCCGACGAAGAGCCCGGGCCTCTACTACCAGCAGGTCGGCCGCGGCCTCCGCTTGGCGCCCGGCAAGACGGATTGCCTGGTGCTCGACTACGCCGGCAACGTGCTCGAGCACGGCCCGGTCGACGAGATCCGCGTGCGTCGCCCGGCGCGCGAGGGTGCGGCCGCTGAGGTCGTCACCGCGCGCGTGAAGGAATGCACCTGCGGCGCGCTGCTCGCGCTGGGCATGCGGCAGTGCCCGGAGTGCGGTCACGCGTTCGGATCGTCCGATCCGGCGCACGCCGAGCGCCCCGTGGATGCGCCCGTGCTGTCCACCGATCGCCCGCGTCGCGTGACCGAGCACGACGTGCGCGGCGTGTCCTACGCCCGGCACAGCAAACCCGGCAAGACGCCGAGCTTGCGCGTGACCTACCACTGCGGTCTGCGCCAGTTCCACGAATGGGTGTGCATCGAGCACGCCGGCCTCGCGCGCGCCAAGGCGCTGCGTTGGTGGCAGGCGCGCAGCGACGAAACGTGCCCGCGCAGCGTCGAGGAAGCGATGGCGGCGACGCCGGGCCTGCGCCGCCCGAGCGGGATCGTCGTCGACGAGACCGACAAGTTTCCCGAGATCAAGGAACACCGCTTCACCGATGAAGCGCCCGCGCTGCG